ATGGTCAGCATGTCGTAGTACGCAACCGGGTCAGCGACGGTCCACGTCTCGCGCGCGCGATAGGCGACATGCATGGCGACCTGAACGGCATAGGTTCCGCCTAGTGCGGCCTGCATCTTGCCAGCCGGATGGCGTAAAATGAAACGGGCGGCGATACCGTCAATCGCGATATTCACCGCCCAATGTGTGTAATCCTGGGTTGCTGCACCAAAGAGATAGCCAGCGATCCATACCGTCACCACAACGATCAGGCAGCGCAACAGCGCGCAGGAACGGCTATGCAGCCATGCCAGCGCACATATGACTACCACGGCCATTAGCCATGACAGATATGGGCCTAGATCAAGCATAGCGCGGCTTGGGCCTGTTCGTCGGCGTCGGCTTGGGTTTCTGTGTTCCGCCACTCATTTCACTGTCTCCATCTTACGTTGATACCATAGCGCAAAAAGCGGATCGGACAAATGCTCTTGCCACTGGCGTTCGCTCATCTGGCCCATGTCGCGACATGCAAGAATTGCGTTGTAATCATCCGTCATACTGACTTGGCCCTTATTTTCGCCCGCATGATTGCAGTGGCGCTACCAGTCGCCGATGCCGTGGAGACGAAAACACTCCCGACAATATTGGCCGCATCGGCTGAAATCACTTTCAGGGTGTTATAGGACCAGTCACTTACTGCCGTATTCTGCTCGATTGAAAGAGAAACATCAGCCTTCGAAGGCGTCACACCAAGACCGTGGGCTATCGTTACGGTTTTCGTGCCAGTGCTGTCTATGGCAAAGGTATTGGACGGATTGTCTGCTGTCCGCAAGCCAGACACGTCAGTAACGATGGTCGCTGAACCCAAATCGGAAAGATTGGTAGTGTTGCCAGTGCAGGAACCGTCGCGAATGTGCGTGTTGTTTGACGCCGCCCTCAAATCATAGCCGATGCCGTTGGACCTGTTATGAACGACATTGAACGAAGCATCGGTCACGCCGTCATAAACGACTACCCCGGCAGTGGTATTGGACCGTATCTCGCCATTATCCGCATGGTGGAGGTCAGCCTTTGCCGTCCCGCTATCCGCCAGATAAATGCCGACGACATTATTGTAGAAATAGAAGCGGCTGATACCACATTCCGCCGCCGAAACTCTGTAGGCTTGCTCAAACCCGGTAGCGGAAATGCCTGCCGCCTTTGTCGCACGGGCGGAAAACCGCACCCCGTAACTGCCAGCGCCAGCCGTGCCGCGCAAAGTAGCGCCAATGCCCCTTGTCGGGAAATTGGGGATATTCACATCAGTGAAATCAGCATCGACCTGAACCCGCAAGCCTACCGTATCCGCCTTGCCGCTTGTTCCGGTGAAAGTGAGATTTTGCCAGAAAATACCAGAACGGAAATCAAAAGCCGCCTTTTGCCCCGTTAAGCCGGTAGCAAGAGCGCAATTGAACCCAGCAACATTGGTTACGCTGTTGCCGTTACCCGTGCCATCGTCATTCTTCCAGTCAATCAGGTCATCGCCGGTATTGTAAATCAGGCAGTCCGAAATGCTGGAGTATTTAATACCCTCTCTCTGGCCACCTATGCCATAATATTGGGTATCATGGATGATCATATCGCGGATATGAACATTCGTGCAATTGCTCGAAATGTCCACGCCCTGCCAATGATCAACAGTATCGGTCGGGAGCGACTGATTGGCGCGGTTGCCATCAATCTCGAAGTCCGTCACCTCGACATTATCCACGACGACAACACTGGTCTCGCGCTGTCCGATTTTAACGACATGACAGTTGCCACCGTTTGCAAGGGTGACTTTTGTTGAAGCCCGACCAGCGCCACACAGCTTGACATTGCTGCCACCAATGTAAATCGCCCGGTTATTGTCCCAGGAAACAGCGCCTGGGTTGCTGTCCGACACAAGGTAATCACCGGCAGGCATGAACGCCGTTCCGCCACCGTTCGCCACGCAGTATGCAATCGCGTCGTTGATCGCATCGGTATCGTCATTTACCCCGTCGCCCACAGCGCCGAACGACTTGACGGACACATAAGATAGCGACCGGCCAAGGCCAGCGTCCGAACTGACTTCCTCACCATTCGACAAAATGGTGCCGTCGCGCTGGATCACAAAGCGCTCTGCGCTGTCGGCTGTAAGTCTGGCGAGATTAGTCCATTCGCCGCTGGTTTCGCCAACATAAATGCCGTCGCCGCAATCCCCGTTATCCGCGACCGCCACAAAGCCATAATGGGCGTCGTTTACATTATCGACCACGCCCGCCTGAACACGGATTTTCCTCTCGTTGTCTCCGTCAGAAAGATATGTGCGAGACGCGCCCTCCAGCACGGCGGAAAAGCCAGTCCTTGTGCCTACATCAAGCAGCAGGCCAGCCACGTCCCCGACACCATTGACTGCAATGATACCAATGCCCTCGATCTCGCCCGGATCGTCGTTAGTCTGCCAGTCATTGCGAAATACGCTAACGCCCATGCCGAAGTCAGCGCTTGCTGGCCCCGCTGCTATGCCAGAACCATCGGAGTTCAGATGGATATGATTGCCGTAGCGCGGCTTTGTGTGCGTTCCCTCGCTATCGATAACCCGCGCTTGGGCCGCAACAGGTCCGCCTCCCGTAGGGTCGTTTTCGACTGTGTAAACGTCAATGTCATAGGGGAAGCTGTCGAGGGCGAGATAGTTGATGCCCGTTTCAAGGGCTTGCAATGCCTGCTTGGCGGTTTGCGCGTCTGGAATGATCGAGCCGGTAAAGGTGCCCATGTCCGCCGCGCTGCCTGATACGCCAAGCGCAGAAGCATTAGCCTTGCCGCTAAACGCAGTTGACAGTGATGTTCCGCCCAACTGTGCATTGATATATTGAACTACCCTTAGCGGCGTTACGCGCTTGGCGTTATCTGTCCCCGCCTCAGCTTCGGCCTGACTGGCAAGCGGAATAGCCGCGTCAACGATTTGCATCGGAGTTGACTTTTCGACGTTGACGCCATTGTCAATAATCAGCGCCACACCATTCGTTACCGTGGCGGCAGCGGGCAAATCCTTAGGGCGAATATCTACCATTACACTACCCCTGTCCGAATGATCTTGTTTGCCACTATAGACGGCTGAACATTGCTATGCGCCGTATTGCCCCCCTGAGACGGGATAGGATGCACATGATCGCCGAAAACGTCTGTTGCTATACCAGCGCCAAGAGTACCATTCTGGATTGCCGCTCCCTGCTGAAAGCCACCAGGGCTTGAAAGGAACGCATGAACATTATGGTCATGTGCGCCACCAAGGCCAGTTGTTCCCCCATGATTGTGGGCCGGTAGATTGGCAATATCGAGAGTGATACTTTCAACGCCGCCAGCCGCACCAAGCGTGTCCCCATTAATGGGCGTCGTCATTCTGTTTGCAGATGTGCCGCCCATGTCATCTTTACCGACAACAGCGCGTCCCCGACAATCTGGGACATTGAACGTAGTTACACCGTCCCCCGCTCCATATGTCGTGCCAAGGACGGCGAATAGGTCTGCGTAAACCGTTCGACTGATCGCCTGACCAAAACACAGCAACCAACCGACCGGAGCTATATTCCCCCAATAATCCATGCTCGAACCCACAGGCGAACCAGCCGCTTGCGCCTGCGCGACCGTGGCCACGTCATTGGGATTGCTGCCCGCCGCGACGTTCTGGATAGGATTGCCGCCCATCTGCAAAGGAGCGCGCATCCCCCCCGTACCATTGCGGTCAAGGCTGTTGCTGAGCGCCGTCGAAACATCGTTTACGAACGGATTATGCTGCGACACCAATATAGTATCCCCGCTGTTAACAATCACGCCAGCGGGCGGGTTGTATTCACCTGACGGGCTACGCGGCATATCTGTTGACCCCAATATAGATTAGTGTAAACTTGGTTTTGTTATCAAGGAAGCAGCTATGTCGAAATGGAAGCCGCACAGGTTGTATGGCACTTGGACGCAAATGAAACAGCGGTGCAACAATCCTAACAACGTAAACTACAAACATTATGGGGCTAGAGGCATAACTGTTTGCGAGCGGTGGAAGTCCTCGTTTAGCAGCTTCCTTGAAGACATGGGGGAAAAGCCTATCGGCCACTCTCTTGAGCGCATCGACAACGATGGCCCTTATAGCCCGGAAAACTGCAAATGGGCCACAGAGATTGCGCAAAAACGAAACCAGCGGAACACCATTAAAGTTATTATAGATGGCGTGGAATACATCGCCATAGAGCTTGCTCATAAGGCTGGTGTAAAATGCGACACCATCGTGGAACGGGCGAGAAAGGGGCTTGGCTTTGATGAGGTAATGTCGAAAGGAACGATTTACCCGAAAAATAGAACCATAACCGACAAATACAGAACGGCCATAGAGCAGAGAAATGAGCGAAGCAGGCTTAGGCCGTTTTGCAAACATGGGCATAAATGGCCTGACAACCAACGGATTACCAAGGGCGGCCTTGTGACTTGCAAGGTATGCGACAAAGAAAAGGCGCTGCGCTGCATTGCTAAAAAAAAGCGATAGCTTACGAGGCATCGCGCTTTTCCTTCCATGCCGTATATGCAGCGATGATAATGCCCTTTATGATGAGCGCGCCGACCAGTGCTATCGGGTCCATATCAATTCCCCGCCATGTAGGGCAGAAGCCCGGTTGCAGCACCTGTGCCTACCAATGCGCCCGGACGCGCGCCACGCTGCGCCATCGCTGCCTTGGCGGCTTTGTAAGCGGCCTCCTTCTCAGCGAGCGCCAGGATTTGCGCTATCGTTTCCTCCGGGCTTGTGTTCAGGGCAAGCGGGGCGATTTGCTCCGCCTTTTGTGCCGCCCGCGCTCTGGACCCAGCCGTCAACCGCTGGCCAAGTCCGCTATTGGCCAAACGCCTGCCAACCGTCATGATAGGCGCACCAGAGATCGCGGTTTCAAGGCCAGCCTCTATCATCGGACGAATAGCGCCTTCATCTGTGAACGCGGCGTCCCCGGCCACGCGCTCCGCCGTCATGCTGTTGCCGATCAGGCGATTAGACGAAGCCGCCAACTGGCCTTCAAGATCGCGCTGCGCCAATAGGCGGGCGATGCCCTCCGGGTCATTGAAAACGGTGCCTAGCCGCTGCTCCATCGCTGGGGTATCTAGCGCCGAGAAAGGATTACCAGACAAGCGCAGGCGCTCTGCATCGTCCACAATCTGAGACGTGAAGCCCATACGCATCTGCTCAGCGCGTTGGGGGGTAAGCCCCTGCATATCCACGCCCAACTGATTGGGATTAGCCCTGACAGCCTTTTGGCCAGCCTCCAGAAAGCCACGTTCCTGCATCGGTCCTGCATATGCCGCCCGTGCCGCCGCGTAATCTGGGTTCATTGCATCGGTGCGAGCCAGCAATTGGGCAAGCGTATCATTGACCGCGCGCCCCTCGGTATCGAGACGTCCCATATTGCTCGAACGGTTGGACTGCACCACATCATCAAGACCGCGCTTGAGATAATCGATTGTCTGCCATGTCGGGGCTTCAATCGCGGTTGCGTTGCCCGCGTCATCGAAGCGGAAACCCAGAGCGTTAGGATCTCGACCCTCCTCCGCTGCAAGGCGACCAGCGCGACCAAGAGCCGACTGCGCCGATGGACGCGCCAATATGTCTGCAATATCCATGGCAGTAGCGCCGGGAGCCGCATAAGCCGCATCATACAGCGGACCAGCCGCCGCCTTCGCCTGGGCAATCAAATCCTCACTACGCTGCGGGATATTCTCGATTGGCCCCAAATCACGCCCGACAGCCTGCCGGAAACGGTCAATCTGACCGCGCCCACGCTGCTGCAACGTCTGCCGCGCCTGCCCTGCAATCGTGGGATTGTTGCGGATTGCCGAACCCATGATCGCCTGCACTTCCGGCGACACGTCCGACAAACTGGCAGGAACGCCCAATTCCTGCGCCTGCAAAAGCGCCCGCTCGACTTCGCTAGCGCCAGTCTGGTTGACAGCGCCCAGCACATCGCGTTCGCCACGGTTGAGCGCGTCAACGCCCTTTGGCTTTCCAAGCCCGAACAGCCCTTGCCCGATACGCTGGCCAGCATACGACCCGCCAGCGCCAAGAGCGGCACCACCCAACGCCCCGTAAAGCGGATCGTCAGCCGTGCTAGCGCCAGTCGCCGCGCCATATACCGTATCGGCGGTCAGGGGATTGGACAGAGCATTAGCAGCCGCGCCCGGTGCCAACCGCCTTGACGCTGCGCCCAAAATACCCTGCGTACCCAGCGCGCCAAGCACCCCGCCAGTCAATTCGCCGCCGAAATACGCCCCGCCATTTTCCTGCGCCATCTGCATGGCAAGATCAGTGCCACCCGCAGACGAGCCGGTCAGTTCCGCAATGCGCCCAAGGTTGCCAGCCGTGATGGCATTACCGGCCCCGGCAAAGTAGGAGCCGACATTGCCGCCCGCCAACGGACCCAGCAACGCGCCAGTCAGCCCAGCTTCTTCACGGCCAGATGCAGGCGTGGTGAAGCCGACAGGCGCGTTCGGATTGGCCTGCCTCTGCTGAATTGCCTGATCCAGTTCAGGCCCGAACGCAGGTGCGCCATATTTCGCCGCGATGGCGTCCAATTGCTCCCGCGTAGCACCGGCTTTGAACGCCGCTTCAATCTCCTTTTGATAGGTTCGGTCTAGTTCAGTCTGGAACGTGCGACCGCCGCTTGGATCGTTCTCATAGTCCCGCGTTGATGGCGGAGTGCCGCCACCGCCAGTCGCGCCTGGTATCGCCGCCTTGCGCTTGGCAGGGTCAATGTCCCCCTCAATATCAGTGCCGCCCGCCGCCCTATAGGCGCGCTCGTAAAGGTCGATAACACGCTGCACATTAGCCTGAAACTGCGTGTCGCTCTGGCTGGTATCGAGATTGGAGAGGCTGCTCGCCAGGGCCTGAAAGTCGGAGTTGGACAGCGGTGTCAGCGGGTTCTTGCCGCCATTGGTTGCCGCCATTTCCATGATGCGCGTTAACGCACCTGCATTCTTTAGCGTCTCAGTGTCCTTGGCAACGTCATATGCGCCAGTCCCGCCGATACTGCCAGCCACGCCCGCGCCGAAGCCGGTCGTTAGCCATCCTTTTTTCGAGCGGTCAATAAGCGACCGGGCAAGTTTGATTTTGTCAATTGCCTCAGCCCGGATAGACGCCTTATCCTCATCGGTCTTTGACTTGGCGGCGTCACCCTTTAGCGCGGGATCAGCAGGGCCACCGGGAATAAAAGATAGGGTGCCATCAGCATTACGCTGGAAGCCCTCTGGCGGCTTGTTCTGGTTCGCGATCTGGGCCGCAAGCGCAGCGCTAGAGCGCCGCTCAGCCTCTTGCGCAATACGCAGTTGTTCGCGCTGGAACCCTTGATCCTCATCCTTGCGCGCTTCTTCGCGCTGCTTGTATGGGTTCGCGATGATTGTGGCCTGACGCCCAGACGCGGCGGCGGGCTGGAGCAGGCGAATAGCATTGCCCTGCGCATCGGTTTCCCAGATATTGCCTGCCTCGTCGCGCGCTTGTGGCATTACATCGTCCCTCTTTTGCCGAACAGCGGCACCTTGCCATATCCGTTAAGCGTGGCGTGGATATGATCGCCCTCGTTTAACAGTTTCACATTAGGACCGAAATAGTTTCTTAGCGCTTCAACGGTCGTTCCAGCATAATCTATGCCATCGCCACGCAAATGCGCCGAATTAGGAACGCCGCCAACCGCCCTATTCCCAGCCACCGTTCTGCGCCCGCTTGTCACGCGACCGGGTGCAGCGAACGGGTCAGGGAAAGCTGCCAGACGCGCGTGGCGTCTGACCTCCTATCGGCGTCAACTTGCCCACCGGCGCGGAAGGAAGCGATGCCGAGGGGGCGGCCCCCGGCGTCACCCCAGAAGATTGACCACCTCCTCTCAACACAGCCGCCAATTGGCTGGCCGGTCCATTGAAGATACCGCCGTCTGGCAACGATACTGTGACAAGCGGATCGGAAAGGCTTTGTGCGCGGGCAAGGTTTTGCGCGGCGTATTCAGGCGAACCCGGCTGGACACCGCCAGCCATCAGCATTTGCTGAAAGTCGGTAGGCGCTTGAGCCTTGGGCATACGCGCTTTCAAAAGATCGCCAGCCAAAGCCGAAACCACGCTATCAGAGCCGCCGATGGCAGGCGCAAGATCCGCATTAGCGCCGCCGAGCAATGCCGCAATCTGGGCCGTGCGCCCCTCATTGGCAGACAAGGCGTCTTTTTCCAGCTTGCGGTTTTTCAGCGCGCCAGTCACGTTGTCAGTGACCCGGCCAAGCCCCTCCCATACCGAACCGACCGGCGAATAGTCAGACTGCATCATCTGCTGGGCGATGGCCTGCTGCGCGGCGATCTGTTCCGGTGTCAGGCGTGCGCCACCTTTACCCCAAACGAACGGCTCATCAGGCTGCGGCTCCCAGAATGTAGAAGGCGTGGCGATGTTCTCAGGGATGCCGAATTGCCCCTTAGGGCGGGCAAATTGCGTCATGGCCATCACTGCACCGCCTTGCGGTAATCGACGTGCTTAATGCCGTCCAACTCGACCACGGCACCGGGGTTTTGCAACTCCACGTCCTGCGCCATCACGCCGATATGGATAGGCCCGCCAGACTTGTAGCGATAGGAATAGACCGGCAAGCCGTTATCAAGCGAGCCAACGCGATTGATTTCAGTCTTGACCCGCATATCGCTTGCCATGATCGCAGCCGAACCCAGTGAGCCAGCCAAGCCGAACAGTCCGCCCATGCCAGACTGTGAAGCCTGTAGCTTGTTCTGGTAATTCTGCTGGACAAGACCCGCATAGTCCACGCCAGCCACACTTGTCTGCGGTGTGGCGCTGGAAGCGGAGCCTGGATTTTGCAACTGGCTTTGCGTCAAGAGCGCGTTCAACTCATTGAGCGGCTGATTGCGGGTCTGGATGGCTTCACCGAACGCCTGACTGCGACCTGTCAACGCAAGCTGGTTAAGCTGGTCACGGTTGTTCTGAGACAGGCGCGTCAATTCAGTGGTGTATGCTTGAGTGCCGGGACGCAGGCCGCTATTGACAAGGCGCGAACGCAATGCCGCCTCATCCTGCTGCTGCTGCGGAATGATCCTTGATGCGCCAAGGTCATAGGCCCAATTGGCCGCATCCTGATTGTTGAACTCAAACGGCTTGCTCAGCGTGTCCTGCACCGCCGCCGATTGCGTGTTGGCGGTCTGCGCCAGATTGTTCTGCGCGGCCAGCGTTTCGTCAAAAATCGCCTGCCCCTCTGGAGTGAAGGATGTGGTTTGCGTGAATTTGGGAACGCTGTAAACCTTGCCATCCGCGCCAGTGAATGACGACGAGCCAGTCTGATTATAATTGACCGAGCCATAGGGATTGGACTGGTCAACCATGTTCAAAAGTTGCTGCTGGACGGCGGTGTTCTGGTTCATCGCCCCCTGCGCGTTTGCGGTGGCAACCGGATCAGGCGCTTTCGGTGTCGAAACGATGATGACCTCCTATGAACGCCCGTTGATTATCGGTAGCATAACGATACTCATCTTTCAAGACACCCACAATGATGCCATCGCGCCCCCCGCCGAAGTGATTACGCAAGCGCCCTTCGACCACACCCCCTAATTTGCAGGCTAAACGCACAACAAAATGGCTTTCAGTAGTGGCCGTCATCCTCTCGCAACCCAAGATGCCAAATACATATTGCCCTACCGCGCGCATGAACGATGGGGTCCAGCCCTTGCCATAAGCGGTGAAATGCACGTCTGCGCCCTCAAAGCAGTTGAACAGGACGCCCGCCACGATCACGCCATGCCGCTCAATGCCCATGACGGTGTAGGGTGGCACAAGGCCAAATCCTAAGCCGCGCGCCACAAAGCGGGCGACTCTTTCATCGGAGACGATCACGCGACTAGTTCCGTTGTCTGCGTCAGCATTTCAAGCTGCACTACATCAGCATCCAGCGGGGCAACGCTACCGGACGTAATCTGATACGCCAGCGAACACGCATAGCCAGCGCCCCCAAGCGACTGCCATTGCTGGTTGATGACCGTGGGGATGCCGCTGGACCAGACAGATTGCCCCCAAATGCCCAAGTCCCACAGATTGCCGCTGTTGAGGATCGAAGCATCTGGTGCTGCTGGAACGGACGTGTCAAAATCCACCACCATGTCAAGCGTGTCCTGAATGACCGTATTAGCCCTGACAACCGCGCGCCCGACTTGCCCGATCTTCAATGCCCCAGGCGTCCCCATGTCATCAAACAGCGGCATCAACACGCCGGTATATGTGTCTGTATGATCCTTGCCCGAAGCGTTGGCGATGAAGATTTGCCCAGCCGGGGAGCCGAAGAACAACTGCCCGCGATAGACGCACATGCACAGCGCTTCCCATCCGGTGTACCGGGTCCAAGCGCCTGTTTCGGTGTTGGATATGAAAAGAACCGGCTGATTAGCGCCAATGATATTGGGAGGAGAGACGATGGCCTGTTTCAGTTCCGGCCATATCTGGCATTGCCAGCCCTCCAGACCGCGCAGGGTCAGCGCCTCAGACCACGCATCGGCGATCTTGTAGGATACGGTCGCTACCGCCAATGATGTAATGTCGAGAGATACAGCCTTGGACAAGGGGACCAGACCGACAGACGTTGCTATGGCAATATCACCGCCACCCCGGAAATGTGCGCGGTTGCCCAACGGCCTGCCAATCTGATACAGACCGACCTTGCCCCATGTTGACGCCTCAGACGGGTTGACGCCCTGATAAACAGCAATCTCACCCTCAGACGACACGAAGATGTTTTGTTCCGACAGGTCTGCGCCGTTGTTGCCGTCAATCGACCAGACGGCCCCGAACAGCAATGTCCCGCCCTTGCCGAACACACCCGCCAACGGGAATATAAGCGCGCCACCGCCGAAGCTATCCACCTCATCGAGGTAATAGGCGTTCATCGTGTCGTTTTCAGCAAACCACAGCCGGTTTTTATAGACCCAGACATAGGACATGTCAGCGCTTGTCAGAGCGCCGGGGAACTCAATGCCCGGTGCCAGGATGGTATCAGCGCCATTTGTGTCAGCCGCGCCACTGGCGGACGTGATGGCCTCATTGTCAACGAACGTACCGGTTACGCCGGTCAGCCATAGCAAGCCGGTTGTAGCACTGGTCGCCTCAATGCGGTAGATTGTCCCTGTTGCCGACGAAGTGCCACCCGTCACAACCTCACCAGCGACAAAATCAGTCGTCAGCGCGTCATAGGACAGGCCGATAACGCCACCCTCAATGAGAGGGTAGAACGCCTCACCATCGTAAAGAAAGCCATTATCCACGCCGTTGACGCCGACAAGGTAAACGCCGCCAGTCGTCGCGAACTGCACCGTGATCCAGTTGCCTCCGGTCAAAGTGCCGAGCGTTTCAACCTCAAATCCATCAGTGCTGGACCAGCCAAAGGTATCGCCATCATCGGTGACGATTGGATCGCCCTCATCAGTGACAATAACCGAAGCATCCGGGAATATGATCGCGGATACGTCATAAATCATGTCGTCGGTCGCCGCGAACATGCGCTGCGTTTGCCCGTTCACATAAGTGAATAAAGAACGAACATCGAGCGTACCGTCGCCAAGTGTGGCATAAAGCTGCTTGCCACGGCGCAGGGTGACGCTGGAAGCTTTGGGGAAGAAGTTATCAAGAATAGCCGCGCCTTCTCCTTCAATCGAGCCGGGATAGGCAAGGGAGCGGTTGCTAATCCATCCTGCGGTAGGCGCACCGAATTTCTTAGGCTGTGACCGGCGCTGCTTTGCCGCCTGTGAGGTGCGGCGGGGGTAGGTCATACGATTTGATACCCATTACCGCCGAGACTGTAGGGCCAAGCAGTGTGAGTGCGCAGGCCAGCCGTAGCATAACCATTGCGGCGGAGGATGATGCTGCCAGCGTCCTTACCGGCATATTCATCCAGCGCCTTGGTAAACGCTTCCTGATCAGCCGTAGCAAGCCCCTTATTCTCACGCCAGCGCCACACAAGGCCCAACGTCAACAGGCGTTCAGGCAGCAGCCATTCGTCCGTGTCAGCCGTGAAGCTGGCCTTCATCGCGCCGGTAGAGGTATCCCTTACCGCGCTGGAGGTGATATAGGGGAATGTCGCCTCAGCAGCCGAGAAAGGCGCAGGCACGAAACGCACCCGGTTGTTATAGATAATCCACCCACCCGGATATGGCTGGAAATTGCGCGCCTCATCGAACAGAAAGCTGTTGATGTCCTGATATGGATAATAGCCCCATGGCCAATATTGCGTGTCCTGCAAGTCGGTCTTTACCAACATGCGGTCATACCCATCCGGCAACGGGAAGTCCGTCGAAGTCCCGTCGCCGGTGATGACTGCAACACGCACAAGCGCCTGCCAATCATGGTATTTCTGAACGTCCGCCGCAACCTCGTTCACAAGGTCCGCCAACTCCAGTTCAAACTTGCCCTGAGCGCCGAAGAATGTCGTCGGTTTGCGACCGATCAAGCGGACAGCCGCCGACTGCAAGGCGCTCAGGATAGTCAAGCGGTCAGTTCCGCAAGGATCGAACGCAGCGTTTCAATCGACGGATTGCCGCGCGGTGCCGCGCCGGTCAGTTCCTTGATCTGCGCCTTGATCTGCTCAGCCGTCAGCGCTTCGTCTGCGGCCTGCTCGATAGATGCCACAGTCTCAGGCTCCAGAACGGCGGGCGGCAGGACGGTAGAGCGCGCTTCCAGTGCGGCAATCTTCGCCTTGAGCGCTTCGATCTCATCGAACGCCGCCTTCCCGCTGGTATTGTCCGCCATATATTTGCGGGCCGCATCCTTGAGCGCGTTCGAGTGCATACCAAGCGACTTGACCGCCTGACCCTCCAGATGGAACAGCGTCTCGATGCTGTAGATTTTGAGCGCGCGGCAAAGGCTCTGCTGCTCAGGCGACACGCCATAGGGGGCCAGCATTTCCAGCGGAGTTCCCGATGCTTCCTGCGGGTTGCCTTCCTTGAAGGCGCGATACTGATCACTCCAGCGCTCGGCATAGGTGATCACGTTGCCGTTCTCTGACTTGAACATACTGTGCGCAGGGAAGTGCGGCACATAGTTCTTGTCACCAGCGATACGGCACTCGACAATTTCGTGCTGTTCCATCACGCGATGGCCAGCAGCCTCCGACTTGTGGACGTTTTCCAGCGTTACCCATTTGAAGATCGGGGTGATCCCGGTTTCAAGGGCTTTGAGGGCTTCTGCGGTTTCCATGGTTTTTCCCGTCTGAGAGGAAGGAAGGCGGGGACCGTCAAGCCCCCGCCCATATGTTAGATTGCGGTACGACGCGCCCAGAATACATCGCCTGAGACGATGTTGGACGCATAGACCGTGTTGGGCGGAGCGTTGAACGCACCCGCACCAGCAGCCGCCGTGAAAGCAGGCTCGGTCACAACGATGGCAGTACCCGGCGCAGCGGCGGCAGTGATAGTGCCGCTGGCCTGAACGAGGACATATTCATGGCCATCGTCGCCGGTTTCCTTGGTGCCCAGCTTTGGCGATACGGTCGCGCCGTCATCGTCATACCAGACACCGCCAGCCGAAGGCTTCATCACCTGATAAAGCTGCGGGCCAAGCTGCGGAGTAGTGCGGAAGGGAGAAGGCATGTCAGTTACTCCTTATGCCGTGGTGCGGATACGATAGGAGAACAGCGGGTTCTCCAGCACAAGCGCGCCGCTCCAGACGATGCCCTGAGCTACTGCGTCCTGGTTGATCGGGCGCATACCATCACCGGGATGGAACGGCACGAACGACTGGCCGGGGAACTCGTAGATGGACATGCCCTGCGTGTCGATGCCGTAAATCGTATTGGCTGGCATGACGTTGCCGATGCCGCCCGCCGCGACAATATCGACAGGACCGGCTGGCGTCACATAGGTGAGGCCAGAGAAGCCCAGACGGCCAAGGCGCTCCGAAACGATACGCTGATGCGCAACGAACGAAGCATCGATAGCCTCGTATGCCAGAGCATCCGCAATATACAGGTCCGCATAACGGCCATTACGCGAACGAGCCAGTGCAATGCGGTTGATGATCGGACGCGCCGTAGTGCTGTCCCAGACCGTGGAGCCCGAAACGTCGCCCGAAGCGATATTGTAGGTGCTGGTGCGCCAGTTGGCGACGGTCGCACGGTCAATGCCGCCATAGGTGCCGGTGTTGGGGACGATAGGAATTGCACCACCAAGGCCGATCATCTGGCGACCGGGGAAGGTAGTGCCGTCGCCAACCAGCGACGTTTCCCATTCTTCACGGACTGCGGTTTCCGCCGCTTCCATGTTGACTTCCATCAGGTCGAAAATCTGTTCCTGCCCGGAGGTGAACAGCATTTCTGTCCCGGTCAACGAGAACATGCCGACGACGCGCGACCAGTTGAAAACCGCCGAGTTCAGCAGTTCCTTGGGGGTGATTTCGATCTTGTCATAGCCAGTGAACCACTGAGCCTGCAACTTGTCGAACATGATCGGAACGCGAAGCTCCGGCCCACCGGCGCGTTTGGTTTTGATGCGGCCACGATCCTTGAGGATGGCAGTCAGCGGGGTAGAGTTGGTGACAATATCCTGCACAGTTTTTGACCGCTGAGCAACTGCGGCGGTCAGCATCTGGCGATATTGGCGGTCAGTTACGATAGCCATTTAATTCGCTCCCTTACCCCCTAAGAGCCTGCTTTTTTCCCGCAATTTCTATGGCTTCTCTGATCGAAACCTTCCGATCACCAACGCCAAAGTCATCCGGGACAGAGCCAGGGGTAGATTTGATGGATTTAGAGCCGTTCGACATGCTGCCACGGTCGGTTTCTGCGGCGCTCAGCGAGCCTCCATCATTAGCAGCCGGATAAAGCCTTTCGGCCATATCGTAAGCGGTTGCCAGTTGATCAAGCGGACCTAGCGTCTTAGGCACAATATCAGATTGAAGAAACTTTGCAATATGCGTTGACAGTTCGTCAAAGCGTGGGTGCTGCGCCTTGAAAGGCTCAATCACCTGACTTTGCAGTGACTGCACCTTGAGTTGCGCGTTCTCCTGCTCCAACTGCTGAACACGCGGGTCGACTTGCGGTTGCTCTGCCTGCTGCCGCATACCGACAAGCCGGTTATACTGTTCCTGCCCGCCGTTCTGGATGGCTCCCGCCAATTCCCACAGGCTGTAGGGCTGGCCATCAGGCTTGCGCGGGCCTGCCTGCATCAAAATCTGGTTCATCGCGGCTATGGGGTTTTCCGCGACAAGGCTTTCCAGTTCGTGATAGCGGGTCACGGCCTCCTTGAGCGTGGTGCCGTTAGTGCGCGCCAGTTCGTCAAACTCGCGCAACTCGGTATAGCGCTCCGACGCTTCCTTGTGCTGCGTTAGCGCCTCATTGTCCTCTTTGGACAAGCGTTCCAGTTCGACGCGCAGTTCGTGCGGGACATGCCGCCACAGTTCGCGCGCCTTGGGGAGAAGGCGCGCAGGCGCTTCAACTTGCTTTCGGCCCTCAGACGGCTTCAGCTCGGCATCCTGCGCGCCTTCCGCCTTCGGCTCGACCTTTTCGGCAGCTTCCTCCGCCTTTGGTTTCGCCTCGGGCTTTTCTTCCTTTGGCGCGGGTTCGGCCTCCGGTTCCGGCTTCTCTGCAACGTCCTTTGCCGCCTTCTCCAGGCTATCGCGGATGCTTATCGGCTTGTCATCCACAGGCTCAGGAATAGACGGCGCTCCGCCGCCGCCAGCAGCAGGGGCGGGCGTGTCGTCAATCACGGTGCTAGGGGCGGGCGTGTCGGTTGCAAAGTCATTCATGGTCATATCCCGTCTGAGAGGATGGCAGTTAGATCAATCCGGCTTCCTGCCCAACACGCTTGATCGCATCGCGGCGATCCTGCTTGCTGAACTGTGCCGGGGCGTGTGTCAGGCTTTCATTGCCTAATTCTATGTAATTCTCACCCTGCGGATTATTCTCCGCCTTGAGCGTCCGTCGATAACCCGACAGGCTATCATACATGCGACCGTCCAGCCCAAGACAAGGCTCGATGCTATCGGAACGGATCATCGGGAAGCCTATGGGGGACCGGCATTTATCCGGCTCCCCACGGTCAAGCTTGCGAAGGCATTTCCTGCCATCGTCGAATATAAACCACGCTTCCGTTTCGGGATGAAACAGGGATGGCTCGACAGAGACGAGGTTAGCCACGCTTGGGCTTCTCGCCTTCAAGGCTTTCGCGCTTCAAAGCCGGTTTAAGCATCGCCTGCTCAAACTCATAGCCAGCCAGCCATGCGTCCAGCGCCTCGCCTTCGCCGTGCGGTGCCTCATCCACACTGATCGAGCCGCGATAGGCAGCACGGCCCTGCTCATATTCAGGAGTTCCAATGTAGCTTTTCTTTGTCATGCCACAGTCCTTTAGGTTGTGATTTGCAACTGAAGTTCCTTGGCCAGCAACGGCGTAAAGCCGCACTCGACCAGCCGCGCAACCGTCGCCGTGTCAGTCGTGATTGCATTGGCGACATAGGACGCAACGGGACCGGCCATGCCAAGTTCCATCAGGCGGCGCTTGTTGCCAGTGTTGGCTGTGATCTGTGCCGTCACTTCCTTAGCCATGGGCGGGACCATGGCCAGTTCAACGAGGCGGCGAATATTAACGGCCATGTCCCTGTCTCCTAGTTGTAAAGGGCAACGATATTTGTGGCAGTCGTCCCAGTGGACAGGACGCGCTTGGCACTGATTGCCAGAACAGTACCAGCCGGAACGCCGGTAATAGTAACAGCCGAAGCATCAGCCGCCGCGATCAGTGCCACGTCGCCAGCGCCGCCGATCCAGAGAGCCGTCGCCGTGCCAAGCGGCAGATTGGTGCCATCATTAGGCGTAACAGCCCGCACACGATCAGCACATGCCGTGCCAGCATTAACTGGCGCTCCAAGCCTACCCATTATCGTCACTCCTTTGCGCCTGCTGCTCTGCAAGGCTCATTTGCCGCTCACCCGAATGCTCGTTAAATTCCTGCCCACGATCTGCCCGATCTTCGCCGCGTTCGCGGAACTCTGCATCAACCGCCTGCCCCTCAGCCGCCATGGCCTGATCTACCCGACGCGCCTGCTCATTGCTGGCCGTGGTGTATTCAGCCAATTCCTGTTTACGCACGTCAAGCCCGATGCTGGCCAGTATCTTTGCGGTATCAGCACGTAGCTTGTCGATCTCAGCCGCCGTCTTAGCGTCCTTGTCATCGGCATCGCGTGTTTGCTTATCAAGCTGTAGCTGTAGCTTTGCCTGCGCTTCCTGCGCCTTGATCTGCTGCGCCTGGGCATCCATCTGCATCTGACCCATCTTGCGCTGCATCTCCGCCTTGTCCAATTCGGACTTGGCCTGAACGCCTGCCATAGCCGCCTGGGCCTTGATGGTTTCGGCCTCGGCAAGCTTGTTCTGCGCTTCTACCAGACCCTCAGCATCGCCACCCTGTGCCGCCTGCATCTTTTGCGCAATCTCTGGCGCGGCCTCGATATACTCATCAATGATCGAACCCAATTCACGGCCAGCGCGATAAGGCGCAAGCTGAAACTTGAGCAACGCCCCTGCAAGCTTTGCTCCCTGCGGCCCTTGCCCCGCCAGCCCAAGCATGGCCTGCGATCCAGCGGTAAACACTTCTACAAACTCGTTGCGCGATGCTTTTTCCTGCACCTCATCAGTCATGATGGTGCTGCTGCTTTCAATCTCGAACGTGAAGCCGCGCGCCCGGTCATCACGTAGCAGCTTCATCACATCTTCCAGCGGCACCGCGTTCTGAGCGTCCTGCAACATGGGCGCGTATTTCTGCAATATCTGCTGCTGCGCCTGTTCAAACGCCTGCTTTGCCTGCGCCGGATCAACCTCCTCGGTCTGTTGCGCTGCCGCTTCCTGCGCCTTTTCGGCCAGGGCTTCTAATTCCTCCTTGGCGCGCTTCTCGATCTCCGCAATGCGCTTCGACAGGTCCGCCTTGGTAGGTATCTCCATCTGAGACATTTCCAGCAGCGTTTCCTTGCTGAAATTCTCTGCAATGATCTGGGCGGCGATCGACACGGCATCAGCCGCGATACGCTGCAATTCCTGCACTTTCTCACGCACACGAACAGAGCCATATTGCGTCTTGAGTTGCTGCGCCCCTAGCGTCTCATCGGCCTCAGTCGCGCCGCGCATAATGTCGGATATGCCTGATAGCTGGAAGAAGTCGTCAATCAACTGCTGGCGGGCAGAGATAAGCCCGGTAATCGCCGCTGCAACCTGCTCCAGCGGCAACCACACAACAGCGCTCGACCCAGACGAACCCAGCGCCATGCCGGGAACGCCGATAAGCATCTGTTCGTCATTGCTGGCCATAAGCTGGTGAACAGCCGTCGCAACGTCGCCGCCAGCCGGGATAAGCCCCTTCATCTTCACGCTGTCCAGCAGAACGTAAATGCGCTTCGTCAGCCGGTTGATCTGGTGGAAATGATCGGAGTAGCGGACATAATCGGGGATAGGGATCAGCGACCGGCGCGATAACGTACCATAAGCAGGGCGCGGCATAGGCCAAAACTCATCAAGCTTGACGTAAGGATCATCCTCATCAAGCAATTCGTCGTAGCCCTCAGTGACCCAATAGACCCGCTTCTTGCCCTTGTGCCACAACTCCCACACCTTGCACTTGCGCGCGCCAGTGTAGCGACCATCGCTGTCACGCTCCTTGCTGAACTGGCAGCGCTCTAGCTGCTCATCGGTCAGTTTGAAGCGCTTGCGCATCGCCTCCTTGTCCAGATGTTCAGCGACAGCAACCCAGCCAACCTCCGACCAGTAGCGCGCTGGCTCGTGCAGCACGTCGCAGCGGTCCTTGTGGCCAATCTCAACACACTGGCCATCGTCAGTCTGGTAATAGACCCACAACACGCCGCGACTATCAAAGATCACATCGTCGCGCGTCTGCTTCATCACATCGTCAATGCACGTCCGCTTGAACGTCGAGACGGTGACGCGCTCCAGCAACTCCGCCGTGATGTTGGCAGTCGGGCGGTTGTCCGAGAATAGCGGGGTGACGACAGGCTGCGGCGGCTTGGCGTAAACAGCAGGCTTGAGAATTTCGTAACTCGACCAGAACAGGTCCAGCTTGTTATCGGTCAGGCCAGTAACGCTTAGCAGATTGTCATTAGCGCCGGTGATGTTGTAAATCTCATCGACCGTCTTGCATGTCGCTTCCCACTCGCGAAACGCATCCTCCGCCTTGCTAAGCGCGGCAAGAACCCAGCGCGCCTTGCCGGTTTCCGGTTCGTGGTCGGTATCCTGATCCATGCCTTCGCGTAGCATATCGCAACCTATCCGACAAGCATGGGCAATGGTGGCGCTATTACACCTTCTGCTGTGACGCTGCCTGCGAAATTTCCAGCCGCCTTAGTCCGCTTTGGTGCATCTCCTTGCGACATCCTGTCCATAAGCTGTCCGACAAGGCCCAAGGCGTCAACCTGATCATCATGTACGCCAACCGGGAATGACATCATTTCGCTAATCAGATCAGACAGCCATGGAGCATCCCTATGAACATGAAGCCCCTGCAAAGCCATTCGCCCGCGCATTGATTGCGCCCGCACAGCCTTGTCGCCCCGTGTCGCGAACTGCTCCCGCGCCGTGTATGATCCCGTCTCCAGCATCCGCTTGATCAGAAATGGCCCGACGCCAGACTTGATCTGGCCTGTTTCTTCTGCCCATCCGATAGGCTTCCACTTGCGGACAAGATCGCAGAAGGCGTCAACCCAGACATCGGACGAAGCTTGCTTGCGCCAAAGATCAAGTAGATACATGCGCCCTTCATGATCCACACCAACAACAGCATGAACGGTATAGTCGCCGCCATTCGATGTTACGGCATAGTCGGACCCGCCATAAACCATCATCTGCTCAATGGGCGGTACATGATCAACCTGATATATCCATTCGCGCTTGAAGTAATCGCCCGTGTCAGGGCTAGGGCGTTGTTGGTACAACGCAGACCAGTCGCGAGGAGGCAATGCCCGCTTGATGCCCTCCAGTGCCTCCAGTGGATATTGCTCAGGCCAGAGCGCTTTGCCATCGTCTGATATGGCGGGCAGGTCCAGCACCGTCCATTGCTCGTGGGCGTGTTCAGTCTGTAGCCAGCCACTAAGGTCATCTTCATGCCATCGTGTCTGAATAACGACTATGCGCCCCCCAGGCATCAGGCGAGTGTAGGCAGTGGACGTGTACCAGTCCTTGATCTTGCGCCGCATCACCTCGCTTTCAGCGTCCTCCCGATTTTTGATAGGGTCATCGATCAGGAGCAAATGCGCGCCACGGCCCGTTAAAGGGCCGCCAACGCCTACAGCGAAATAGGCACCGTTCTGCCCGGTGGTTATAGCATCCTGCGGTTGCGTGACATGGAAGCGACGGCTCGACGAACTATCCGTCTTTAAGCCAACGCCGGGGAATATCGCCTGGTACAGCGGGTCATTGATCTGGTTGCGCACCTTGCGGCCAAAGTCATCCGCCAAGTCCTGCGCATAGGTCGCAGCCACTACATAATGATCCGGATTACGCCCTAGATACCATGCCGGGAAATACTCACTGGCCAGCATCGACTTGCCATGGCGTGGCGGCATTGTGATCATAAGCCGCTTTATGTCGCCGCGCTCTACCGCTTCCAGATGACGGGCTATCAAGCGATGGTGAGGGGCATCCCTGTAACTCGGCCATTGATAAGCCGCATAGCTAATCAGGCGAGAAAATGCATAATCCTCCGCCGTAAGCGAATGGCTAGCCATCGGCCCGTGATGCAGCCGCTACAGCCGCGTCTCGTTGCTCCTTGGTGGACATGTCGATCGAGCCGCTATGCTCAAGCAGTTTCTTTTCCTGCCAATCCTCAAACCGGCTGGACATATTCTTGGCCCAAACTGCGCTGTTGAACTTGTCAGCTTCCATGCCTGCCTGGCCAGCATCTTCCCACCAGCGTTGGGCAAAAAGCGCCGCGCGTGTCATAGCGTCTAGAAATTCAGGGTGCGCCGCCTCCCAATTGTGGAGTGTCTGCCTGCAAACATCCAATTCGGTGGCTATCCAGACGCGGGACTTACCAGCCTTGCCATACTCTATCACTTGATCGCAATATTCAGGCTTATAGTCTGACGGGCGACCGGCTGGCATATCAATCCTTCTTAGCGGCCTTCTCAGCCTTAATCTTCGCCTCCAGCGCCTTCTGCGCCATGGTCGATAGCTGGCGATAGGCTACGGGGTATTCGATTGTCATAGCGCTTCCCATAACAACGACCGGCGGTCGCCTATCATTCACAACCGCCGCGTCGTCCAGATGATGGATCACCGTCCTTTCGCAAGGGTTGCCCCTCTTGTGTATCAGCGGTTGGGGGATGATGCAAGCCCTACCACCTCCATAACCATCGCGCGATCATCGCGCCGGTTGTGTAACCAAATCCCCGCTTGATGTGCTGCCAGAGGATCACACAAACCTCCTCCAGTTAATCACGATCAGGATAGCCATCATCACGGCATGGCGAACCGCGTAGTAAAAATTTGTCATCTTCCCAACTCCCCAAATCCGCCCCTCAGAGCGCGCTTCCATGTGCTGCGGTACGGTCTGCGTTAGCTCTGCCTTGGCCAGACAAGTTCGTATTCCTTGCCCACCGCTGGCTGCCACGAGAGGATGTCCCAAGC